CACTCAAATCTACTGCAAGAATATGTGGTAAAATTAATTTTCTAAAAGGTATTGCATACACTCCTGCTGGGATAGCTGTTTTAAGATTTCAGGTAAGTTATCCAAATTCTAGAGAAGGAAATGAATGGACAAACATTAATGTTTCTATTTGGGGTGATACTGCAATTGAGATCTATCCAAAATTACAAAATCAAGATCGAGTTATTGTAGAAGGTCTACTTGTAGTTAGAAACTATACAGATAAAAAGGGTGAGAAAAGAGTATCTGTTGATCTAAATGTTTTCGATTTATCATCAATTGAACTTTATGGAGCTCCTAAACAAAGCACAGTGACTAATCAAAAACTAAACTATACAAGCAATACTAATAAACAAGAATTATTTAATGAAGAAACTATTCCATTCTAATGAGTCAATGTGATGAGATTTGTCTTATGGTAATTTTAACTTGTTTCATCTTAAGTTTAATCTTCTTTGCTACTGTGCATAAAAAATGAATCATGGTAAAGTTTATGAATTATTCATCCCTATAGAACCAGTTCCAAAAGGAAGACCTAGATTCACTAAGTTTGGTCATGCTTATAACCCATCTAAAACTAGAATATATGAGCAAAATGTTTCAGTAATTTTAAAGAGCTTGTTTAAAGAAAAACCTCTAGAAGATGCAACTTGGGTAAAAATGACGTTCTTTCTTTCTAGGACGAAAACGAATAAAAGATTGCTACCTACCACCAAACCTGACGTTGATAACATTTCTAAAGCCATCCTCGATTCAGCAAATGGCATTTTATGGTCTGATGACAAACTAATAGTCTCATTGTCTGCTAGAAAGCTATATTGTATCAAAGATCCAGGAACTCTTATAAGGTTCGGTCTAATGAATTTAAATACAAATTTTTATTGACCTGATTACACACCGCGTTTATAAGCCATCTCATTGCACGCGTTTAGATATAAATTATGTTTTAAAAGCTATAGTAATATCCCTAGAATTGCCAAAAAATATTACTATATATCATAACGCCCTTGGCTCATGACCGATATGTGTGCATCCATGATCGGTCAATTTATTAAATTTTTGGATTTATTATGATCAAATTTGAACAAATTATTATGTCCATTTGTGTAGTAATTCTTTCTATACCAATTATTCTTATTATCCTTATGCATGCCAAGATATTTAAATGAATTATATTGATATCACTACTCTAATCACAATTAAGGAAATATTAAAGAAAACTAAAATCCAAACTAAAAGTAATCATTTCTCCAATGGACTGTCTTATGAAGAAATTATTCATAAAAATCTTACTGTTTATCAAAAATCATTTGATGAAATATTAAATCTTATAAACTTAGAAATTCAAAAAAATGACCATTCCAATTCTTAATGATAAAATCTTTATCATGAACATCGAAGAATCATTCGAAATAGAACTTCACTCAATAGACCAAGATCCTGATATCATTAGACGTAATATCAAACTCGCTAAAGAACGTATCCTAAGAGCACTTGAAGAATGCATGACCGTAGAAGTTAATAATATCATTAAAGATGGTAGACCTATTAAACAAATTAATGTCACTTTCGAGGTTTCATAATATTTGCTTAACCTTTTTACGATATTCTCTTAACTAAGGAGATCACATGGACAGTGACCTTATTTCTATCATCATCGCGATCGTCTCATTTACTCTAGGCTTTGCTACTCAATGGGGATCTCAAAAATCTACTATCAAAACTCTAGAAGAAGAAATTAAACGTCTCGATAAATCCATCGACACTCTCCAAATCGCTATCTCTTCTCTCCATAAAGAATACGTCTCTTATAAACATTTCGATGTCGTAACAGCCGAAATTAAAGAAACTATTAGAAATATGGGTAAAGATATTAAAGAAATATTAAAACTTATCCAAAACTAATCTTGATTATAACTTATAAAAAATATATCTAATCCATGCCATCCGTCACTTCTTTTAGATATCTAAACGCGATTCTTAAAGATCATGCCTTGCTACGGATGGCTTTTTTCTTTATCCTCTATCTTGTAATACTTATTAATCCTTTGTCAGGAGATCTTCCATGCCTCTAAAACCAGGGTATTCTCAAAAAACCATCAAATTTAATATTTCTAAAGAAAAAAACTCCGGAAAATCAAGTAAACAAGCAATAGCCATTGCTCTCAACTCAGCTAAAAAATATAAAGAAGAAGCTGAAAAAGAAAAAAAGAAGAAAAAATCTAAAGAGAAATAATAAAATGTTCTCAGACTTTGAAATGGCTATCATCGCCATCGTAGCTGTCTGTATATGGTTTACTATTATAGAAACTCTTCCTTAAATCTTATGAGCGATTCAATCGATCCAGAATCTATCTGCGAACGATGTACTTCTAATCTTAAACCTTCTGAATTTACTCTATGTACTCACTGCAAATTAAAAATTGGAGATAAACCAAGCGATGACTTTATCGTTTGCGAATACTGCGGCGGCGAATGGATTCATAAATCTCTCATCATGTGCATGAGCTGCTTAGAAACAGAACCAAGCCAAGGCGAATGCTAATAATAAATACAAATATTGATAATTTATAAAAGTACTATAAAATAAAATAACTCATTGTGTGAGATGTCATAACTATCCTGGGGGGATTTAAGGTGACAAAATTAGAGATTATTGAAGCCTTTGATAATCATATCGAAATAAAATTAGGCAGAAATTTCCTTCTATCCCATCCACAACGACAACCAACAATAGATAAATTAATCACAGATATTAAAATTAAAGAATTTCTATATTTCTCTAAACAATCTCACATAAGAAAATTAATTGAAGATGCTGCAGATAATTTTATTGAAAGAGTTTTCTGATGATTATTCATTGCACTGAAACTAAACTTGTACCTATTTCAGATCTTAAGCCACACCCTAAAAATAGAAACTCACATCCTAAAGATCAAATTGAACGCCTTGCTCAGATTTTAAAATACCAGGGATGGAGATATCCCATAAAGGTCTCTAATAGATCTGGTTTTGTTACCTCTGGGCACGGCAGGATTGAGGCAGCAAAGCTACTTGGATGGAATGAAGTACCAGTTAGTTATCAAGATTATGTTTCAGATGAGCAAGAGTATGCAGACATTGTAGCCGATAACGCTATAGCTTCATGGTCAGAGCTAGATTTTAGCGGTATTAACACCGATATCCGTGACCTTGGACCATTCGATATCGATCTATTAGGTATTAAGAATTTTACCGTTGAGGCTTTAGACAGACTAGAACCAGGCTGTGATGAAGACGATGTGCCAGAGCATGTCGATCCCATGTCTAAGCGCGGCGATATCTATCAGCTTGGTCGGCATCGGCTTATGTGTGGAGATAGCACTAGCATTGATGATGTTGAGAAGCTGATGGCTGATGAGAAGGCGGACATGGTGTTTACGGATCCGCCCTACGGGATGAATCTCGACACTGACTACACAAGCATGGGCCCGAAGTCCAATAAATATCAGCCAGTGATCGGGGATGACCAACCATTAGATCCGGGAATGTTGTTCGGATTTTTCAAGGACGTGCCCGAAATGTTCCTTTGGGGTGCCGACTACTATGCCGAAAGACTTGTCGATAAAAACGATGGATCGTGGATCGTTTGGGATAAGCGCCAAACAGATCGAGAAGATATTCCTCAAAAATACACCTTAGACAAAGTTTGGGGTTCGGCGTTTGAACTGTGCTGGTCAAAATCAAAGCACAAGCGAGAAATTTTTCGGGTCTTATGGGTGGCAGGTCTCGGCGAGGGCAAGGATGAGCAGCGGCATCACGGCGGGAAGGCAATCAGATTTCACCCAACCCAGAAACCCATCGAGCTCTGTAAGCGGTTTATAGAGCAGTTCTCAGAACCTGACGCGAAAATCGTAGACCTCTTCGGCGGCTCAGGCTCAACGCTCATCGCCTGCGAAAAAACCAATCGCACCTGCTTTATGTCAGAGATTGATCCGCATTACATCGATATCATCATTGCCCGCTGGGAGAAATACACCGGCAAAAAAGCAGAGCTAATCTCAAATGGCTAGACCAAAGCTACAAATTGATGATATTTTTTGGAAGCAAGTACCGGAGTGGCCATCTTACTGGGTATCAAACTATGGTGAGATAAAAAGAGTATACAAAGGTGGAAAAGAAAAAATACTTCAGCAATCAATCATGAAAAGATATGACAGAGAAGTTTTAGATGACAATTTTTATCGCCAGGTTAGTTTTTCAAAAGATGGAAAAGTTAAAAAATATTTAGTCCATAGGATAATTGCTGAAACATTGATGCGCCGATTGGGTCCAGGTGAATGCGTCAATCATAAAGATGGCAGAAAATATAATAATCACCCATCAAACCTTGAAATAGTATCTGAAAAAGAAAATAAAGAACATGCAGCGAAGAATGGTTTGATGCAAAGAGGTTCAAGTAGGCCTAATTCGAAACTTACCGAACAAGAAATATTAGATATTAGGTGCGACACAAGACCTCACGCAGTTATCGCCAAGAAATACATGGTCGATGTCTCTGTGATATCAAGAATAAAAAATAGAAAGACGTGGAAACATGTCTAAAAAAACTGGAAGGCCACGAGTTGAAATAAATTGGGATGAGTTTGATAAGCTATGTGCATTTCAATGCACGCTCATTGAGCTTGCTGCTTGGTTTGAGTGCTCGGTTGATACAATAGAAAGATCTGTTGTAAGAGAAAAAAAGATGCCTTTTGCGGCCTATTTCGATCAAAAAAGGGGCAAGGGTAAAATAGCCTTGAGAAGAGTTTTATTCCAAAATGCACTAAATGGGAATGTGCCAATTGGAATATGGCTATCGAAGCAATATTTAGGGATGACCGAAAAAACAGAAATTAAAGACAGCTCACCTGATAAGACAATCACGTTAAAATACGAACCAAAAAAACCACTGATTAAAAACGAAGAATGATTGGCTCAACCCCGTCAATATCTGAGTTTGATCCTACAGCTATTCCTTATCAAGCCGTAGTTATCGATTGGATTCGATGCGGATTTGACTACAAAAAAAGCTTCCCACAAATTCTACTCTCAGGTTCTCTGGGTTCTAGTAAAAGCACATTAGCTGCATACATCGGGATAACTCATTGTCTTTTATATCCTAGATCAAGGCTCCTTCTCGGTAGAAGAGCTTTGCCAGACCTTAAAGAAACTATCTTTTTAAAAATTGTTGAAATGATTGGAGATGAATTAATTGAAGGCAAAGATTATTGGATTCAACACAATACTGCATCAATTCAATTTAAAAATGGATCTGAAATAATTTCAAAATCTTGGGGAGATGGGAACTTTAAAAAAGTAAGATCTACTGATGTCTCATGCGCAATTATTGAAGAACTAACTGAGAATGATGATGCGGATAAACCGATATTTGATGAAATCTATGGCAGGATTGGTAGATTAGCTCATGTTCCAGAGGCATTTCTTTTAGCATGCACCAACCCCGATGGACCTGAGCATTGGGTTTATAAGCATTTTATTGAAACTCCTCATCCTGATAGACATGTCTTCTATTCACTTACAGAGCAAAATAAATTTCTAAATCCTGTTTATCTTGAAACTTTAAAACGGAACTTAGATCCATTAATGGCAGAAAGAATGCTTAGAGGACGATGGGTTAGAATAGCAGGCGAAACTATTTACTATCAATATGATCCATTGATACATTATAAAAAAGATCAAGATTATAGAATTAATCCACAATATCCAATTAGACTCTGCTTTGACTTCAATATAGGTCTAAATAAACCTCTTTCAGCTTCTTTTATGCAGTATATTGATGATCATTTTCATATCTATGATGAATCCGTCATCCATGGAGCAAGAACTGAAGAGCTTTTGCAAGATGCTCTTAATAGAGATCTTATTAAACAAAATCAATTCATCATCATACATGGAGACGCATCAGGCAAACATAGAGATACCAGAGGTCCATCGTCAGACTTTGAAATTATTGAAAGCTTTTTAAAAAAGAATAACATTAAGTATGAAATGCAAATTCCATCTTCTAATCCTTCAATTAGACAAAGACACATTTTAATGAATGCTTATTTCAAAAATACAGAAGGAAGAGTTAGAATAACATTATATAAAAATGCCAAAACAGCTCACGAAGGCTTTTCTCTTGTGAAGCTTAAAAAAGGCGGACAATATATCGAAGATGATTCTAAACCCTATCAACATATCACTACAGCTATTGGATATGGTTGCTTTTTTGCATCATCTCAATCTCAAAGAAGCTCTAAACATTTACAATTATAAGGAGATAAAATGGCTCTAAAAGATAAACGTCATGAAATTCTTGCCTATATTAAACAGCATACTCCTTATCTTGAATACAACGCTTGTATGCTTGATATATTCGAGGGTGGACTTAAAAAATACGTTTTGGAAGTTTTAAAAAACTCTCTATCTGAAAATTATTTTAATCAAATTAAAGAACGCGTTCTTCCAATAAATATTCTTAAACGTTATGTCGATAAAGTCTCAGGAGTCTATAATCAAAATCCAATTAGAAAAACTGATGAATTTAATAGAGAACTTATTAAATTCTATGAAGATGAATGCGATATGAATGTAGTCATGCATTGTGCCGATGAATTCATCCAGCTTTTTAAAGGATACGCACTTGAACCATATTTAGATGATACACTGCCAATTCCTGCACCAAGATTAAGAGCTATTCCTTATGATAGATTTTTAGTCTATTCCAACAATCTTACAGATCCTCTTAGTCCAACCGTATTTATTAAAATTATGGGAAAAACATCTGTTAAAACTGGGCGTGGATATGATCAAAAAATGTATTATTTTGTCTACACTAACGAAGAATTTGATGCATTTGATTCAAGCGGAGATAGCCTTCCAATGTATCTTGAAGGAAATGGCGGAGTAAATCCATACGGAATCATCCCATTCTATTATGGATTCAGATCTAAAACTAAACTTATCCCTACTCAAGATATGGACATCAAAGCAATGACAGAAATGATTCCAGTCATGCTTACTGATATGGCTGGCGCTATTATGTATCAATGCTTTTCAGTTATTTATGGTGTTGATATTAAAGCTGAGAATTTAAAACTATCTCCTAACGCATTCTGGGATTTAAAATCAGATCCTGTAAGCGGAAAAGAACCAAAAATTGGAACTATTACTCCTGAGGCTGATGTCGATAAAGTTATCAAATTTGTAATGTCTACTTTATCTCTATGGCTAGAAACAAAAGGTATTAAAGCTGGTACAATTGGTTCATTTGATTCATCTAACGTTGCCTCTGGAATTGCAAAACTTTTAGATGAGGCCGATACTACCGCTATTAAAAAAACTAATATTAATGCATTTAAAGGTGATGAAAAATCTATATGGCAACTTATCTCAATAATGCATAATTATTGGGTTTCATCAGGAATGCTTAAAGGACAAGGATTGTTTACTTCAGACTTTGATTTAAGTATCGAGTTTGATGATCCTAGACCTTTAGTAGATAGAAAAACAGAAGTAGAAACTGTAGATCTAGAAGTGAAGTCTGGATATCTTGATAGAAGATCTGCAATGAAAAGACTTTATCCAGATCTATCAGAAGAACAAATTACTGAAAGAATGTTACTCATAGAAAAAGAAGGGGAAATAAATGTTAAAGGAAATGGAAGCGATTCAGAGAGCAATGCAACAAGTAGCAGCGTCAATGGAGCCACAACCAACGGAAATGGACAAAAAGAAGTCGAAACTTACATTCTTGAAGAATCGCAAGCAAGTATTGATGATGGAATCTCAATATAATGGTCAATATGATCAATCTATCATGGAGCTAGAAGATGAGCTGGCAAAGATTCAAAGTAAACGTTCCAAAGAATCTAAGTCCGATCCAGCGTGAAGCTCTTGCTCAAGAAGTAATAGATTTTGTAATTGAAAGGTCTAAGTCAGGAATTGATAAAAATGGTAATCCATTTCCTGCTTATTCAGAAAGTTATGTTAAAAGCTTAGATTTCAAAATAGCAGGAAAAGCTAAAGGAAGAGTAAATCTAACTTTATCTGAAGAAATGCTTCAAAGTTTATCACTATTATCTCATAGGCCAGGAGAAATTCTGATTGGATATGACAAGTCTAATAAAGAGCTTAATGGTAAAGTAGAGGGAAATGTATTGGGTACATATGGAAAATCTACTCCTATTAAAGGAAAGGCTCGTGACTTTATGGGCATTGCAAGAAAAGATCTTGAATCTATTTTAGATAAGGTTGAATCTAAAAAAGATGCTGAAAAGATTTTAAAACAACGTCAGGCAACAGGGGAGTTAGCTAGTGGCATTGAGTTTGAAGAAACAGATTGAAAAATATCTTAACTCTAGAATTTCAAAGGCCATGGATGAAGTTTCGGAATTAATTCCAGCTCAAATTAGAAAAAGAACTCAATTAGGAAAAGATCTTAAAGGTGGGAAAATTAAACCTATTGAGAATTCTACAAAAGCATATCGCAAAAGATATTCTAAAAACTTAGACTCAAACACAACACCAAATAGATCTAATTTAACAGCAACTGGACAGCTTTTAAATTCAATAGAATCTAAAGCTAAAGGTTTAGTATATGAAATTACATTAAAGGATAAGCGGTCTAAAGATTTATCCGGATCAACTTCTAAAGCATCAAATACAGAGATTAAAGATTTTCAAGAAAAGCAGGGTAGATTCTTTTGGGGTCTTACTGATTTTGAGAAAGTCTTTATTGTTCGTGAATTAATCAAACGTTTGAAAAATAAATAAAGGAGACTATAATGGAAAAGAAACCTACCGACAGTGGGGCTGACGGTACTAACGCGAATCCTGAAATCAATAGTGTTGATCAAGGTAAAAAAGATTCTGTTTCTTACGAGACGCATACAAGATTGTTAGAACAACGTAAGAAGGATCAAGAAAAGCTTCGTGAAACCAATGCCCAACTTGAATCCCTTCTTAAAGAAAAAGCAGATCGTGAAAAACAAGAATTAGAGCAACAAGGTAATTATAAAAAAATGTTAGAACTCAGAGAAAAAGAAGTTTCTGAGACTAAGCAAAGATTATCTGAGCTTGAATCGCGTTGGACTAATTCTATGAAATTAAGTGCTGTGATTAGTAAGCTCCCTGGTAAAGTTGAAAAATCACAATACTTAGGATTCATTGATTTAGATAAGGTTGCAATTGATCCCGATACACAAGAAGTAGATGTAGCTTCGGCTGAATCAGCTGCTAGTGAGTTTGTGAAATCATTTCCAGAACTCATTAAAGCCGATGGAAAGAAGCTACCTAGTCATAGTGCAAATGGTGGTCAGGCTGGAATTACATATGAACAATGGAGGAAACTGCCATTGTCAGAAAAGAAAAAATATAAACCTAGTGACATAAACGGGGGGAAATAATTTATGTCGATGACTTTAGTTACTCAATTAGAAGATCAAGTCCAGAAATTCTGGGCTCCATTATTGCAAGATCAATTGAAAGAAGACACTCTTCTTCCAAGTCTTGTTAATAAAGAATATGAAGGCGTAATCAAGCGTGGCGGTGATACTGCTTATGTAAGCATGATTAATCGTCCAACGGCTGAAAGAAAAACAAAAGGCGCTGGCGCTGAAAGTTTTAATTCTCAACAACTTGAAACAACCAGAGTAGGAATCGTTGCGGATCAACGTATTACTGCAGCATTTGAAATCGAAGATCTAGTAGACCTTCAATCTCAATTGTCTCAAGATTCTCCTAAAATGAGACAAGCATTGTTTGAAGCATTGGAAATCAATCTTAATAGCTATCTTTATAGCTTGGTTGCTCCATCTACTTCATCTCCGGATCATACTTTGACTAGCGTTACTGATTTTAACGCTACTCAGTTGCTTACTGTTAGAAAGCTTGCAGCACAAGCTAAATGGCCAAAAACGCCAGGCTGGTACTTGCTACTTGATCCAAGTTACATGACGGATGTTTTGAATGCTCAAACATTGACTTCATCTGATTATGTTCCAGATGCGCCAGTAGTTGGTGGACAAATGGCACGTCAACGCTTTGGCTTCAATATCCTTGAAGACAATAGCGCTGGACTAGTTGGACTAGGAACTTCAGGTGCTGATGCTGGTTTAGCATTCCATCCTGATTTTATGTATCTAGTGATGGGCGAACCAATGGTTAAGATTTCTGACCTTCACTCTCAAAAGAAACATGGTTATTTGATTTCTGTTGATATGTGGGTTGGTGCTAAGCTTGGCTTAGAAGGCTCATTGAAACATATTTCAATCATCAATACGTAATAAATGGCTAATCCTGTACTGACCACAAATTTGAGCGGTAGGGGATATTTGATTGCACTAGATGCATCTACATCACAGGGGGTTGTAGATCTTCTAGTGCAAATCAAAGTGCCTTTTAAAGTTGTGGCCATGTATAGTGATGGGAAAAGACATTACGCAGTTATTGAAACGAATAGAAAAATAAAAATTAAAGGAGATTAAAATGGCTGTCGCAAAAGATAAAAAATCTTTGGGAGCTCCGGCTTCTCAAAGCGTAGAAGTAGTAAGAGTTACATATGATTTTTCTAAAGATGGTGGAGCTCAAGGAAGTTTCGATCTATTTGAAGCAAAAGTTCCATGCTTAGTTAAGCTTCGTTATGCATTGGCTGAATCTGCAGTAACTTCAGGTGGATCTGCTACTATTAGCGCAGGAAAAGCTGCAGCTGGCACTGGCTTTCTATCTGCATCAGCAATTGCTAACTTTAGCTTGGGAGCTTGTGTAAACCCAGCTTCTCAAAACTCTATTAAATTAGCTGCAGGTGAAAAGATTGATATGACAATCGGAACAGCTGATTTGACTGCAGGTAAAGTACATTTCGTGCTTGAAATCGGACGATTCTAATTAGAGCACTGATTTCCATCATTGGGGTAGAGAATGGATTCTCTACCCCTTTGACTATCAAGAGGCTATAATGGCTCAGCCGGATCAAATATCAGATAGAATAAGATCATCTTATATAGAAGATACTTTAGCATCCGGTACATCTAGAGAAAAAGTATCAGCCTTAATAGATCCTTCTCAAATTCCATTACAAGTATCAGGGT